TTGGTTTTAGAAGGCTGTTAGAGGCGGTTTTTAGTAATTTTAGGGCGTTTTAATGGTATATTATTGGTAGATAGCTTTATAGGTATATTATCGGTAGAATTCAATAAAATAGGGAAGAAGAGTAAAATTCTTCCCTATTTTAAAACAAAAAGATAAAAATAAATGACTTCGGGAGGTAAAATGATTATAACCACTCGGAAGTGTGGATTGTGTAAAGAACATATAGAATTAGAAAAAGAACAAAAAACAGTTCTTCAAAATAAAAAGTATTATCACTATGATTGTTTCATAGAAAAAGAAATGAGTAAAAAACGCAATGTTTTAACTCAGCAAGAAGTAGAAAATTTAGCTAATCAACTTATAGAAGAAAACAAAAATTTTATAAATGAAATAATCAATAAAAATCATTTGTGTTTATGGTTACAAAAAAAATATAATTTAATAATAGTTCCAACCTACATATATCAAAAATTAGCAGATATACACAACGGAACATGGAAAGACATTAATACGAAAATTCCTCCAGAAGATCTTTTGGATATGTTTAAAAGACAATGGCATAATTTAGAAAAAATCAATATTAACAATATAAATAAAGGAAAAAAATTAAGTCCAGAAAATAGGTTGAACTATGACTTAAGTGTTATAATAAATAAATCAAGTAGCTATTATGAATGGAAAAGGAAACAAGAAGAACAACAAATAGAAATAATACAGTCCATAGAATCTTCACAACCAACTAATAATTTTAGAAGTTCTATGGGAACTGAAAAAGATGCCGTAAGCAACAATAAAGATTTATCTGAATACTTGGAGGAGATTTAAAATTGATAGAACAAAGCGACCTAGAAAACATTCCAAATGAAATAGCATTAGTTGGAACTTTTTATAAAAATCCAGAATTATACATTTCATTTGGATCATCAATTAAATCAAAGTATGATTTCGCAGGAGAAGTGACAAAATTTTTATATGACTGTTTTGAAATAATATATCAAACAATATCTCAGAAAATAAATGAAACAAAAGTAAATTCATTCATGATGATGGATGAAAAAAGATTACAACTATATAAAAAATATGGTGGATATAAAACAATAGATGATTGGATGAATTTATCAGATCCAGAAGATTTTGATAATTATTTTGCCATATTAAAAAAGTATTCTTTAGTCAGAGAGTTTCACAGAAGTGGATATAATGTTGAAAAACTTGTAAACCATAAGAAATTTGACATTTGGAGCGCACAAGATATTTTTAAAATGATGCGATCTAAAGTTGATAAAATTCATACTGTCATTCTCTCAAATCAAGAAAGCATTATTCTCAATGAAAATGCAGAAAAAGACATTAAGTCTTATGTAATAAAACCACAAGCAGGACTTTCTTATCCCTGGATTGTTATTGATGAAATGTTTAAGGGAATGAGATTAGGAAAAGCCGTATTAACTGGATTTCTTAGTAATGAAGGAAAAACCAGAAATCTCGTTATGCTCATGAGTTATATAGCATTAGTAAAAAATAAACCTGTTTTAATTATGTCAAATGAAATGGATGAAGAAGATTTAAAATCTTGTCTAATTACAACTGTTGTTAATAATGAGTGCTTCCAGGAACTACACGGTATAAAAATGAAGAAAATGGAAGGGGAAATTGTTTTAGGAAAGTATAGAGATCAGAGGGGAGCAATTATTCAAAGAGAGAAAGATGAAAATGATATTTATACTGAAAGCGAAGAAGATTTTCTCAATAGACTAGAAAGAGATTCCGAAGAATATAGAAATATAATAAAAATAGGTCAGTGGATTGATAGTAGGAAAGAAAAACTTATATTTTTCAAAAATGTTGGAACAGATTATTCTGATCAAACATTGGAGTTTGAAATTAGAAAACACAAGCTTTTATATGGTGTTGATTATGTTGCCTATGATACCATGAAAGGTTATCGAACAGACGATTGGATGACAGTAAAACAATCATTCACTAAATTAAAAGAATTAATGAGTGAATTAAATATTTGGGGTTGGTTTGTTTTTCAATTAGCAGACCAGGCAGTTCATATGGATATTTTTGATATGAGTAGTAATGAAATAGCTAATGCCAAACAAATTAAACATCCTGTAGATTATATGATGCTAGGAAAAAGAATTTATAACTCAGAATATCATAAATATAAATATGTTCCGAATAATCAATGGGGAGAGCCAAAGCCAATTCCTTTAGATCTTTCTAAGAAATATTTAAGTATAAAAATAGAAAAAAATAGGTCAGGTAATAAAGCAAATTATCCATTATTTGAATATGATTTAGATTATAATACATGGGACAATGTTGGAAGTTTAGTGAGGGCATAAAACATGCACGAAAAATGGATAGATAAAAAAATAGGGAAAAAATTCGGAAAATTAACTTTAATGGAATTTATTGGAATAAATAAAAGGCATAATTCTATTTGGAGATGTGAATGCGATTGTGGAAATAAAAATTATATTACGTCATTTAATAGATTAAAAGCAAATAAATACGTTTCTTGCGGATGTGATAAAGAAGAAATAAAAATAGAGAAATATAAAAGCAGACGAAAAGAAAATAAATATGATTTAATTGGAGACTATGGTATAGGATATACATCAAAAAATAAAAAATTCTATTTTGATTTAGAAGATTATGATTTAATTAAAAATTATTATTGGAGAAAAACAAATTTAGGATATGTCTCAACCAATAAAAGAAAAATGATTGATGGAAACGAAAAAGAAATTATGATGCATAGATTAGTATTAGGACTTCCCGAAGAATATAATTATAATGATCCAATAGGTGAACATATAAATAGAATTCCTTATGACAACAGAAAATCTAATCTTCAAATACTGCCCAGTAATTCAGAAAATATGTTTAATAAAAAGAAATATAAAAACAATACTAGTGGATGCAGAGGTGTTAATTTTCATAAAAATTCTAATAAATGGATTGCCAGACTTTGGTATAAAAAAGAAAACGTTTTTTATCAAGAATGTGACACCATAGAAGAAGCAATAAAATTAAGAAAAGAGGCAGAAATAAAGTATTTCGGAAAATTATTGACGAAAGATTTATAATATGGATGTCAAAGAATTAAAAAAATATATTATCGAAAATGATAAAGTAGAATATATTTTAGAGAATTTGAATTGTCAACGAATTAAATTCCATAATTCTGGTTATTGGACTTGTGGCAATCCTCCTCCATCTGATAATCCTAATGCTGTTACTATTTATAAAGATAATTTAAAAGTAATTAATTATACAAAAGATATGCCAGAACCATCAGACATATTTACATTGATTGAATATTATAAAGATATCAATTTTTTTAAATCTTTAAAATGGATCTGTGATTTACTGGAAGTGGATTTCTATAAAGATAAAAATGAAGAACTCCCAAAAGAGTTATTGATCACAAAACAATTAATGAATATGAAAACAGGATCTAAAAGAGAAGATGATGACGATACTCCAATAAAACCATTGCTGGAAGAAGTAATTAAATATTATCCTGTAATTGGGAACACAATGTTTTTTAAGGATGGGATAGATTATCAGACTCAATATGAATTTGGTTTGTCATATGATAATGAAAGCAACAGGATCTTGATCCCTATATATTCTGAAATTGGAGATTTAGTATCCTATAAGGGAAGGTTATTCAAAGATCACATAGAAGAATGGGAGCAAAAATATTTATATTTATATCCTTGTCCTAGAAATCGAATTCTTTTTGGATATCATAAAACACATTCTTTTATAAAAAGTAAAGGGATTGTATTCGTTTTGGAAGCAGAAAAAAGTGTAATGCAGTTATGGTCTTATGGTTATTATAATTCTATTGCTACAGGCGGTACAAAAATAGGACAGACACAGATAGATAAAATAAGTAGATTAGGAGTTCCAATTTGTTTTTGTTTTGATAAGGATATAAAAAAAGAAATTGTAGAAAAAATATCTGAAAGATTTACCGATGGAATTGATATTTATGCTATTTTTGATGAAGATGGTTTGTTGAGAGATAAGGAGTCTCCAAGTGATAGAAAAATAGTGTGGGAACAATTGGTTAAAAATAATGTTTACAAAATAAAGTAAGTATGATAGAATATAAAAATATGAAAAGGAGTATATAAATGAATTATAGATTATTAAATAAAAATTACAAACAAGAGTTAGAAAATAAGACAATCAAGGAATACGTTTTATCAAATAGAAATATAGAAGATCCAAATACATACTTGTCTCTCACAAAAGATAATGTTCATCATTATTCTTTACTGGAAAACATTGCTAAGGCAAAAAACTTGTTATTGGAAATGATAAAAAATAAAGGAAAAATTGGTATCATTATTGATCCAGACGGAGATGGATATATTTCAGCATCCATTCTTTATCAATATCTTGCCAGAAATTATGATCAACCAAAACTATCATACTTTATTCATACAAAAAAACAACACGGTATTGGAGATCTGTTATCACAGATACTTAAATCTAAAATCGATCTTTTAATTGTTCCAGATGCAGGAACAAACGACGTTAAAGAATGCAAAATTCTTCAAGAAAAAAATATTCAAATAATTATATTAGATCATCATCAAGTTGAAGAAGAAAATCCTTATGCTGTTGTTGTTAATAACCAACTAGGAAACTATCCAAATAAATATCTTAGTGGAGCAGGTGTAACTAAAAAATTCTTGGAAAGTTTAGATGATGAACTTTGGGATGATTCTAGTGATTTTGATGATTTAGTTGCCATATCAATTATTGCAGATTCTATGTCAATCTTAGAATATGAAAATCGCTACCTGGTAACAAAGGGATTAAAAAATATTAAGAATAAATTTATTGAAGCAATCATAGAAAAACAATCTTATTCAATTGGCAATACGGATAACATTAATGTGAATGTAGTTGCTTTTTATATTTCTCCGTTAATTAACGCTTTAATTCGATCAGGTTCTTTAGAAGAAAAAGAATTGATGTTTAGAGCCTTTATTAATGATCCAGAAACCTTTCCATATAAGAAAAGAAATGGCGAAGAAATTCAAGAGACTATTCAAGAAATGGTAGCCAGATTAGCAACCAATTTAAAGGCAAAACAAAATAGAGAGATTGATAAGTCACTAGAATATTTACGTGGACTAATCGATAAAAACAAATGGAATGAAAACAAGATTTTATTTGTTGATGCTGATGGAGTGGATTATAGTTTTACGGGCTTAACGGCTATGAAACTGGCTTCAGAATATCAGAAACCATGTTTATTGATTAGAAAGGGTAGAGATAATATTTTTGCTGGTTCTGCTAGGAATTATGGAAATCAAATTGAAAATCTAAAAGATTATTTATTGGAAACGGGTTTATTTGAATATGCACAAGGGCATCCATCGAGCTTCGGATTGGGTATAAAAATAGAAAACATAAAACCAGCACTTGAAAAAATAAACGAAGAATTAAAAGATATTAATTTTGGTGAATTTATTCATTATGTAGATTTTGAAATTGACATAGAAAATCTAACCATAGAAATCATTAAAGATATGAATGAACTATATGATTATTATGGAAATGGAATTGAAGAAAGTTTGGTATTAATAAGGAACATTCCAGTAAATACAAACGATATTGAACTCATGGGAAAAACTGAAGATACATGGAAGTTCTTATATAATAATGAAATTCAATTTATTAAATTTAAAAACAATCAAGATGATGCTATTCTGCAAGCAAGACAAAATGATTGGTCTGGAGCACACTTGAATATCAATGCTATATGCAAGTTAAGTATTAATGAATATGGTGGAATTAGAGTTCCTCAATGTATTGTGGTTGATTATGAAGTAATAGAATAATAAGGATATTGAATATGAA